GACCGTCTGAATGGAAAATGGACTTCATCAAACCTCGCATAAAAGCGGGGAGAGAAGATCCGGAGAGCTTGCGAAAGCCCGCCGGGAGTAGGAAGTGACCAGTTTCCAGCCCACTAATAACAGCTTTCCCCAAGCAAGGGAGAACGGTTGTTAGAAAGGTAAGACCCTCAGAGCGGAAGCGATTAGAGATGTAATTAAAATCTCTAGCGCTTTCGTCCCGGAGATCTTTGCGGCCGGAGTAAACGTCCTGCAGACAAGTTTCAAGGAGGGAGATGTCAATTGGCATCTTTGGCTTTTCAGATTTGCTCGAAAGCTAAACCATCCCTCCCCGATGGGAACGCCTACAAATTCAACTCTCGTTCCGAAGAAGAGAGTCGACGTTACCAGTGACGCCAGTAAAGTTACGAGTAAACGCGATCAGGTCGTTAAGATCAGTTCGCGTGATATCGGAAACTCGTGGGACAGTCAAGGTAACGGACACTGTGGCGGTGTGCACCTTATCATCCGCATCCGTAACGGATTTGGAGAAGGACACAACATGACGATCGTAAGCGTCCAGCCCATTCTTGGACGGGACGTAATTATGGCGAATACCCATCCGGACCGGGTTGGTCAGGGTGGAAGTAGACTCCATGCGATCGGAAGTGGTGCCGCTAAGCAAATTTAGGACAAAGTCCTTGTTTGCTGCAGCTGCATTAGCCAGGGTCAGTGTAGAGGCGAAAGCCACGGGAAGCTCCTTAAAGGTTGGAATGAAGGGTGCTACTTGAATAAAGCAGCATAATTCAGAAACTGCGCTTGTGAAAGCGGAGAATCTTTGAGGAGTAGACCTTGCGAAGTGGCCAAACCACGACTCCTATTATAGGAAGTCGTAGTATGGCTACCCAGGGCCGCAGAAAAGAGAACCTTACCGTACGTGTTATACACAGTACGGATAACAGTGGACTTGTAGAACGTTTTGTTCGAGGTCCAACCATCACGGACATCCCACTGCCCAGGAAAAACCTGGGTACTAGTGTACTTCTTGACAAGACTCTGCATGTTAATAGCATAGTCGATAAGCCAAGAAAAGGGGATCGCCTCCCAACCAATGCCAACCGGATTGTTAAATCCGGTGGTATGGAGAAGAGCGGCAATCATCCCTATGTCCGATTGAAGAGATCCAAGGTTGATGGTCAATTTAGCACCGACAACCCTTCTGCTCACAGCTGAATCGCCGGACCACGTAACACCATTAACGGTATTAGGTGATTTAGGGATAGCTGTGACGGTTTCGGATCTCCTGACGGT